CCCCGCCCCCGCCCATCAAGTGCCGGGGGGTCAAAATGTGTCGCAAAGTCAGGAGCATCTGGTCAACAACCCGATGTCCCTCTCTGTAATCCCTTGCAAATGCTGGGCTTATGATTAAGCGTGAGTGATTTGTACGCAATCTGTACGCAATCAATCATCATCTGGATTAATAACCTTGGGCTCACGCTTGCCCATCAGGTCTTTGAGTTGATCCAGGTAAACCTGGCTAACGTCCGTTACTTTGATGTCCGCCTGTACCTTCTGGAGGTCCCCCCACTGCTTGCTATCCATCCGTGAAGCCAGCCACTGCCTAGCTTGCAGCGATACTGCTGCACGTTTCGGATCGAGTTCCCCCGACTCCACTCGGTCAGCCAATTGCTCCATTCTTTCTGCATGGACGAGCGCTCGAGCCTCGCGTGCGCGAGACAGGCGGGCCGTGAGCTCAGGCTGGTGACGCATCCTCCCCTGCACCACAGTATACTTAACATCTTCCAGTCTACAGAACTCCATGAGTGACATTCCGGTCGCTATTGAATTGAATAGTTTTTCCCAGAACTCCTCACTTGCTAAGAGCTCTTCCATTCTTATCTTCCTTAAACCCTTCTTGCTTTTAATAACTGGTGTTTTGTTTGGCATATCAATTTGAATAGGTGTAAATAGGTGTAAATGTAAAAACAGGGGTTAATCCTAGCAATACCAACGGATTCCGTTGAATAGGTGTATAAGTGTAAGGGGGACCCCTATAAGTACCCTCATTTTACACTTTTAATACCCCCCCCTACACCTATACACCTATTACATTAAACGTAGTTAAATACTGGGCTCAAGGCACTTGAATAGGTGTAAATCGCCGTACACCTATTCTACACCTATTCACCTTTTCACTCACAAAACCAAATAAGTGCACGTTTATGCGATACACCTATTGCCTTATGTTCCTTATTAATAATCTCACTCTCAAAGAGATCATCCAGGAGTGCTTTTCTATAGACTCGGCTCTTCAAGAATCGTGTTCTTTGAACCAGTTCTTTCATCGATATTCCTTCAGAACCAGAGCTTCTTATTATCTGCTCAACTCTCTTGCTTTCTCTTTCGTATTCATTATCAGACAAGTTCTGCATGATTGAGATGCAAGCATTATTAATAAGAGCTCGTACCAGCTCACACCCATACTCAGCCTCTTCAGGAGTTATGTTAGTGCCTTTACTCCCCGCCAGGATCAGGGCAATTTTCTTTGCAGCTTCAGCAGCTCGTACCCACATTGATGCAGTCTCATTTTTCTGGTCGGATAATTTAAGCGTATCTGTTTGAAACTTGTTCAGTACTTTCCATGCAGCTTCAGTTGTAGGTATTACTTGAGGGTCAGGCACTCCCCCAGACTCAACAATGTTCCCGGCCATTCCAGGTCTAATGGACATATTAGAATATTGATGCACACATTTAATGAGCTCCTGCGGAATATCTCTTATGAGTTTCACCCTGTTAGGCTCGGGTCGGTCTTCAGGTGCATTAAATATGAGAAACCTATTA